ATATACAGCAGCAGGTGAGTTCAATGGTGGTGCTAACATCTGGATGCTACTTGAGTTACCGCAAGGTGTAGAGGTAGCCAATGACCCACATGCTGCATTCCTATTGGTTAAGACATCACATGATGGCTCATCATCAGTAGTAATCAAGCCAGTCATTGAGCGTTTGTTCTGCGCTAATCAGGTTAACGGTTTGATTAGTAACACAGGTAGAAAGTACAATGAGTACACATATCGCATGACTCACTCAACTAATCAAGAGTTATCTATTGCTGACATCCGCAACATTACTAACCTAACATATACTGCTATAGCAGACTATCAATTGGTTGCTAACAATTTGTTACGCAAGCCAATGACACGACAAGAAGCAGTTAACTTCTTCAAAAGAGTATGGCCTCTACCTACTACGGTAGAAGATAAGCCATACGACCTACTCACTAGAGGTGAGCGTAAGCAACAGACTATTGCTAAAGATTCCCGTGCTAAGGCATGGTCCATCTATAGCGAATCAGAAACACAAGAGAACATCAGAGGCACAGCCTTTGGTGCATGGCATGCAGTAGTAGAACATGCTGACCACTATGCGACAGGTGGCGCGAGCCGCCTTGCCGCCGCTACCTTGAGTGGACGCAATGACAAGATAAAGACTAAGGCCTTATCTCTGCTAGTATAGGTTTACCTTAACATGGGTAAAGCGCATCAGAACTGTATAGTTTCCGTTCATTTCCTATACAGTTGCTGCCTTTCACTGGGTTGTCCCGCCAGTGGCGCACACGGGGCACACACAAACAACGAGAGGAACACATGAACACAATCCAAATCACAACAGTAGATGGTCCAGTAAACTATACTGAATCTGAAATTGTCCGCTACATTGAGAAAGCAAAGGGTATAGATGAACTCAACGACTTACTCAACAAGCAATACCAAACTATCCGTAGTATTAAAGAAAACGTCCGTGACTTCTTTAGTGAAGTTGAATGGGAAGACGGTGAGCAAACAGTCACTAAGTCTGACGTCAATGAGTTACTCGAACGCATTGGCTCACACAAACTTACATCAAGATACGGTGGTACATTCACAATCACTGGTACTTTCCAAGTAGAAGCAGAAGATGCAGATGAAGCAGAGTCTATGTTCGTAGACAATGTAGATGTATCATTCCATGATGGTGATTACACTATTGACCAAACAGAAGTTAACGATGTAGAAGAAGATTACTAATGGCAGAGTACGTACCTTATAGACCATACAAAGGTACGGCTGGATGGTCAGGCACTGATACATCTAAGGCTCGTGCTGTAGATAATGTTAAATCAGGTAGAGAAAAAAACTATCAGATAACAACATTATCATATTTAAAACTAGCAGGCATACAAGGTATGACTTGGAAAGAGTTAGCCGAAAATACAGGCTGGCATCACGGCACGACTAGTGGTGTATTATCAGTACTGCATCAGTCAGGTGCTATAGTGCGTGCTGTAAAGACACGCAACAGATGCAAGATATATGTGCATCAAGATTACAAAGATAATGTTATGCATGAAGTGTATAAGAAACGAGAAAAACTTTGCCCTCACTGTGGCAATGACATCAATGCATGACACCTGGCATGCTATGATGTGTGGGTTAGGAGTGGTGGGGTTTCGGTTCTCTCCTTGTTCCCACCCTCCTGACCTATGAACAAGGGAGAGTTATGTCAGAAGTAGAAATACCAAGAGATAGATACGGTAGACCTATGGTTGTACCACCTAAAGGTGGTAAACCTGTGCCATATACACGAACTACTACAATTGCAGGTTCATTAGATGATGGCACTGCATTAGTAGCATGGAAGTTACGCATGGCTGCAGCAGGATTAACACTGCGTCCTGACCTACTGTTGGCTGCAAGTGCAGCAAGAGACAACAAGTTAGAGATGGATAAATTAGTTGAAGATGCTATGACTGCAGCAGGTGCAACAGCGCAGGCTACTATAGGTACAGCCATACATACACTGACAGAGAAACACGATAGAGGTGAAGACCTTGGCGTGATACCAGAAGATTATGTTGCAGACATACAAGCATACGCTGATGCAACTAAACACTTTAAGAATGTATTTATTGAACAGTTCTGTGTGTTAGATAAGTACAAGATTGCTGGCACACCTGACCGCATAGTTGAGTACAAGGGTGAGTTGTTTATCTCCGACTTAAAGACTGGTAGTATTTCCTACCCAAATAAAATTGCTATGCAATTAGCAGTGTATGCGCACGGCCTGCCGTATAACCCTGCCACGGCAGTCCGTGGTAGTTGGGGTGGTATCAATCAAGATAAAGGAATCATTGTCCATCTACCAGCAGGTAGTGGTAAATGTGAACTGCATTTCGTTGACATCAAACAAGGTTGGAAAGGTATAGAGTTAGCAATGAAAGTCCGTGCCTTCCGAGACACAAAGAAATCCCTAGTAACATCTATTCAAGGAGAATAAATGGCAAGCACCGAATCACCAATCAGTATCACAGTTAAATCAGTAGCAGGTTCTCTTGTTACATTACGTGCTGACACAGCAGAAGAACTAGACCAACGTGTTGCGTTGTCTATTGCTTCTCTTGCAGCAGCAACACAAGAACTAGAAGCAGCCATCCGCAATGTGCTTGCAGTTAATGCAGCAGTACCACCCAATCCACAGGTAGCAGCAATTGCTACTGCATTTGGTGGTGTGGTACAACCACAAGATTCATTCGATGCAGCACCAGCATTCGTTGCACCATCAATGGGTGCAGGCTCACGTAATTGTCCTCACGGTACAATGACACGCATCCATGGACTAACAGGTAAGTTCGGTCCATACAAGGGCTACTTCTGCCCTGCTAAGCAGGGTGACACGACTAAATGTACTACTCAATACATCAAACAAAATCAAGCAGAGTGGAATAGTTTCCAAGCCGACCAAACAAAGGCATAAATGAAAACATTACGCCGTAGTATTGGCAAGCCTGAGGTAGGTGGGGAGCCATTAGCCCCACCATTTCAGGCGTTTCAACGTGAAGGTATTATCTTTCGCCGTGCTGAAGTATCAGTAATTGCTGGTACACCAGGCGCAGGTAAGTCATCTATTGCATTACATATCGCAGCAAGACTAAAACAACCAACATTATACTTCTCTGCTGATACTAATGCACACACTATGGCAATGCGATTGCTTGCTATGAAGGCAAAGATAAGCCAAGCACATGCAGAACACATGCTAAAAACACAGCCTAAGAAAGCAGAAGAACTCTTGCGAGAGTTCTCTAATTTGTATTGGTCCTTTGAACCTAGCCCTACTCTTAATGATTTAGATGCAGAAGTATCTGCATTTGAAACTATGTGGGGTAGAAGTCCAACGCTTATCGTAGTAGATAACCTTATGGACATAGCAACAGATGGCGGAGAAGAGTTTGCTGCTATGCGACAGGTTATGAAAGAACTCAAGTATCTTGCAAGAGATACCAATGCATGTGTACTAGTGTTACACCATACTAAAGAAGGTGCTCAGGGTTTCCCATGTCAGCCACGCTCAGCGTTGCAGGGCATGGTAAGTCAGGTACCTGCTATGGTGTTGACAGTAGGACAGATGATGCAAGGGCCAGACGCATACCTATGCGTAGCCCCTGTTAAAAATCGTTACGGTAAAGCAGACTTTACTGGTAACACATACGTATCTTTATCATTTGACCCAGCCTCTATGTATTTAGAGGATGTAGTCAGAGACTATAGACAAGTGGAGATGAAAGTATAATGCCAAAGTATAGAGTCACATACTCGCAATACAAAGTAAAAGTTATTCGTGCTTCTTCGTTAGCAATAGCAGAAGAACGTGCAAAGAAAGCAGAGACAGGACGTTGGGAACTAACAGAAGTTAGAGACGAACCTAACGAATGAGTAGCGCAGCCAAAGCGAAAGGCTCAGGGGCAGAGCGAGATGTAGTTAAGTATCTCAAGCAATGGTTCCCTTATGTAGATAGACGCTTGGCTGGTGCAACCCTAGATAAAGGTGACATCAGTGGTATACCTGGTGTTACTATAGAGATTAAGAACCATGCCAAGATGGACTTGGCAGGTTGGACAGAAGAGTTGATAGTCGAGATGGCTAACGACAAAGCATGGACAGGCGTGGTGTGGCACAAACGGAAGGGTAGGGGAAACCCCGAAGATTGGTACTGCACCATGCCTGGCTATGTGTATGTAGATTTATTAAGGAGAGCACTTGGACAAACCAAAGATTGAAGAGTATCTCCATTACATAGGCGCCACCGTGCCTGCTATGGGCAGCGGTTGGCGCAAGATGAAATGTCCGTTCCATTCTGATTCACATGCAAGTGCAGCAGTTAACTTTGACAAGAACGCTTTCATATGCCACGGATGTGGAGTGAAAGGCGATACCTTTTCTCTTATCATGTACAAAGAAGGTGGTGATTACCGTGAGGCTGTCAAGTTCGCAACGTCAGTTCTTACTACAGGCAACACAGAGATACGCGGCAAAGATAGAAATAGCAACAGACTATCTAGCAAGCCGTCAACTCTCGGTAGAAGAGGCAAACATCTTTCATCTGGGGGTGGTAGACGAACCGCTTCCAGGTCATGAGCCCTACAAAGGCAGACTTGCTATCCCATACATCACGCCATCAGGCGTGGTTGATATTAGATTCCGTGGTATGAATGGCGAAGACCCCAAGTATATGGGTCTAGTAGGTGCCAAGACAACAATGTTTAACACACAGGCATGCTTTGTTGCAGACAAATACATATGCGTCACCGAAGGTGAGTTTGATTGCATCATGATGACAGTCAAAACTAATCACCCAACAGTGGGTATACCAGGGGCTAACAACTGGAAACCACACTATGTTAAGATACTTGATGACTTTGATGTTGTTATTGTACTAGCAGATGGTGATGCAGCAGGGCTAGAGTTTGGTAAGAAAATCAGTAGAGAGTTAGGCAGTGTCAATATCATCAGCATGCCAGATGGCGAAGACGTTAATAGCATGATGATTAAACAAGGAAGCGAGTGGCTGGATGAGCGAATCAGAGAATGCGTTACCCCTGGATGATAGTTTCTGGGACCATATAGAACACATGGATTTTGCCATAGCCATACCAGTATCTGATACTAGAATGCTTGACATTATCAGCGCACTCCGTGATGTCTATGAGACTATATGTGAGGGTAAGTTAGATGAAGCCAAGATGTGCGTGACCGCATTGGCTGCCATCCTAGTAGCCAGTAAGTACGACAAAGCAGAAGAAGTATGGGAAGAGTTCTCAATCAAAGAAGCAATGCGTGACTTTGATACCAGTATTAAGGAAATCCTAGATGAAAAACCTTGAAGATGCTAAAACAATTACAATACAATTACTAACAATTCTTTACAGAAAACATGAAGATTACGGTCCACTGAACATATCAGGTGCACCTGGTGGTGCTATGAATGGTCTACGAGTACGCATGTACGACAAACTTGCACGGCTTAACAACCTAGTAGATACAGGCGACACGCCCAACTACGAAAGTATCGAAGATACCCTCATTGACCTTGCAAATTATGCCATAATCGGGTTACTAGTCCAACGCGGACAATGGGAAGGTATACCTAATGGTAAACAAAACAAAGCGGGTAGTGGTCTTAAGTGACCTTCAGATACCCTATCAACATAACAAAACTGTAGAGGCTACGCTTGAGTTTATACAAGATTATAAACCAGACGAACTGTGGTGCGTGGGGGATGAACTAGATGCCCCCGAACCTAGTCGTTGGAACAAAGGCATGGCAGGTGAGTACGCAGAAACCCTGCAAGACAGTATAGATTTAACGCACGACATTATGGCTCGTTACCGCAGTGCTTTGGGTAACAAGCCATTTTACATTCAACGAAGTAACCATACTGACCGCATTGATACATACATGCGCAAGTATGCACCAGCCTTTATGTCACTCAAGTCATTAGAGATTGAGGAACTATTAGGTTACA